GCTGCTGGAACAGAAGCTGATATATCAGGTCTTAGAAATTGGTCTTTATCAATTACTAAAGATACTCAAGAAACCACAGTTCAGGGTGACACCTCAAAAACTTTTGTTGGTGGTCTTATTTCTGGTGAAGGTTCAGCAGAACTAATTTATGACAACGCTGGAAACTCAGATTATCTCGCATTTGTTGAAGATATACTTACAACAGGTGATGCTGGTGACGCATTGTTTGAATTATTTCCCGATAGTTCAGCTAGTGCCAAAAAGTTTGGTTTTTCTGGAATAATTACTAATGCTGAATATGGAGCAACTCTTGGTGAAATACAGGTTATCAACATTACATTCCAGACAACAGGTGCAATTACTTCAGATATATAGTAAATTAAAAAAAATACTTCGCACTTAATTAATGCCAAACAAAAGAACTATTGATTTGATTACTGAGTCCTATGGAGATCAGATGTCCACAAGGAGGAAGTATGAGTTTAAAAATGCTAAAGGTGAAAAGGTAGTTGATTTATATTTTAAGCCATTAACAAGATTTGATAGACAAAAAGCGCAAAGTGTGGCTGGTACTGATGAAGCTTTAACAGTATCAACTCAACTTCTTTGTCAAATGGCAGAGCTAGAAGATGGCACAAAAGCTTTTGCTCTTGCAGATGCACCAAACTTGCAAAGAGAACTTCCAGAGAATGTTTTGAACGAGATAGAGCTATTCTTGTTTGATATAAAGCTTGATGTTGATACAGCAAAAAACGATTAAAGCGAGATAACTGGTTAAATTTTGAGTTTTTTCTCGCAACAGAATTAGGTAAAACACTTCAAGAATTAAGAAAATTGATAACTCAAGAAGAGTTGATATATTGGGCTGGATATTATGAAAATAAATTTGACGAAGAAAAAAGGGCAGCACAACGACAAAAACACAATTCAAGGTAATATATAATAAAGGCTTTTTTTATTTGTGGCACAGGCGAATGTAAAACTTACTGTAGATGCCACCAATGCGACTAGAGCATTGCAGGGAGTACAAAATAAAACAAACGCACTACAGAAGTCATTTGGTGGACTCAAGACTGCTATTGCTGGTATTGGCATAGGAGTGCTTGCAAAAAGAACTATAACTGCCGCAACAAGTTTTGAAAAATTAAATCAAAGATTAAAAATATTAACTAAGGGTAATGGCACTTATGCTGAATCTCTTAAGTTAGCTGAAGAAGCTCAGACAAAATTTGGTTTAAGTTCGATTGATGCTCTTGAAGGTGTAACGAATTTACAGGCAAGACTTGGGCCTTTAGGTTCAAGCATGGAAGAAATTACTGCAATATTTAATGGATTTAACACAGCAGCTATCTTGTCTGGTGCTTCGGCTCAAGAACAGGCAGGGGCAATGCGACAGCTTACACAAGCTCTAGGTTCTGGAGTTTTAAGAGGTGATGAATTTAATAGTATTTCGGAACAAATGTCAGCAGTTTTAAAACCAATTGCAGATCAGCTAGGGGTCAATGTTGGTGCGTTAAGAGATATGGCTGCACAAGGAAAGATCACAAAAGATGTAGTTGTCGCAGCTTTTAAAGAAATAGAAAAAGAAGGCAGTAAGGCTCTTAAGGAATTAATAAAAAATGATCCAACAATGGTTTTTAAAGTTTTAAGTAATGAAACAGAAAAACTATCAATAGCTGTTGGAAGTTTACTAGCCCCAGCAGTTCTAGATGCACTTAGAGGAATAACACAACTAACAAAATCAATTACTGAGCTTGTTAACTCACCAATAGTACAAACTGCTGGAATATTTACAGGAATCGCTATTGCTGTTAAAGGTTTCACAACTGCAACAACATTATTAGTAGCGGCAAAAACCCTTTTGATTGCTAAGTTTAAACTTACTACCGCAGGGGCAATAGCTTATGCAAAAGCAACATCTACAGCTTCGATAGCCACAAAAGCACTTGCAATCTCTACAGGGGCTTTAAGTATTGCTTTAAATGCTCTTCCCTTAGTTGGATTGGCTACTTTATTAGGAGTTGCTACAACTGCAATAATCAAACATAATCAAGAACAAAAAAAATTTAATGAATTAGTTAAAGGAGGATCTGAGGAAGAAGTTGCTAAGGCTTTAGAAAAACAATTAGATTTACAAGAAAAACTTATTGAGAGACGTAACGAAGCTAATGGAAGGTCAAAACAAGGAATACAAAACAGACTTGATGAAGTTAATGCGGATATAGCTTTACTTGAAAATAGAAACAAGGTGCTTGAAAAAGAAAAAGAAATTACAAAAGAGAAAGAAAAACAAGATAAACTAAATAAAAAAATTGAAGAGGAACAAAAGAAACAAGAAGAACAAGCAGATAAACTTAAAGAAAAATATATGGAAATTGGTGAAAGTGTAGAACAAGGTATTGTTCAAAACCTTACTGACGCTGCTATGGGGACAAAAACTCTTGGAGAAGCTGCAATAAGTGTATTGAATGATCTAAAAAGAAAACTTATTGAGGTTGCTATACAAAGAGCCGTTGCTGGAATAGGAGGTAAAATTGGTGGATTTTTAGGAAAAATATTTACAGGAAAGGCAAATGGAGGGCCTGTATCGGCTGGTGGTTCTTATATTGTCGGTGAAAAAGGGCCTGAAATTTTGCAGATGGGTTCAAGAGGTGGCAATATTATTCCAAATAATAGAATTGGTGGGCAAACTAATATAGTAACTGTTAATGTAGATGCAAGCGGTACCTCTGCGGCTGGTAATCAACCAGATGCTAATGATTTTGGCCAACTTATAGGTGCTGTTGTGCAACAAAAACTAATTGAGGAACAAAGGGCTGGAGGTTTATTAAATAGATAATGACTTCTTTTCCTTCAATAAATCCTACCTATGGGGTAAGAAAAACAAGTTCACCAAAAGTAAGAGTTACACAACTTGGTGATGGTTATGAATTTAGAGCTTTATATGGCCTTCCTTTATCTCAAGACCCAAAAGTATATGATCTTACTTTTAACGTGTCTGAGACTGAATCAGATGTTATTGAGGGATTTTTAAGAAGCAGGGTTGCAGATCAGGCAAGCTTTACTTTTACCCCACCAGCAGAGGGCTTTACAAAAACAGGTACATATTCCCAAGTAAGTAGTACAACTGTGACTATTAGTATTACCTCGCATGGAGTAGCCATAGGTGATGTTTTAACGATTGACTATACAACTGGTTCTGCAACTGATGGTGATTTTGTTGTTGCTTCAGTAACTAGTGATGATGCTTTTACAGTTATAGCAGCATCCTCTGGTTCTAATAGTGGCAATGTATCAATTACACTTTCTGGTGCTGGAAAATATATCTGTGATTCTTGGACGAAAACAATTCCATATAATAATAGAGCAATTATAAATTGTACTTTTAGGGAGGTTTTTGAACCATAAATGTCAACGCCAACCTCAGAACTACAAGAATTAACCAATAAATCTATTATTGAGTTGTTTTCTGTTGAGCTTAAAGCTGATGTTCATTATACAAAGGTTGCAAAAACAGCTACATATTCCCAATCAGGCAGTACAATTACAATTACTTTAAATTCTCATGGATTTTCAACTGGTCTTATTTTAAGTCTTGACTTTACCTCTGGAAATGGAATTGATGGGATTTACACCATTCAAACAGTTGCTACAAATACTTTTACAGTTACAGCAACAAGTTCACAATCAACAAGCGGTAATGTATCTTTCAATGTAAATTCAACATTAACAGACCCAACTGTATATTTATTCCATAGTGGTAATAATATGAAAGATAGTCTTGATATAGTTTGGCAATCAAATACATACACAAGGATGCCTTGTTCAGCAGAAGGTTTTAAATATTCTGGTCAAGGTGCGCTTCCTAGACCAACACTTACTTTTGCAAATTTATTAGGTACTGTGACCGCAATTTTACAACTTGTTAATCAAACAACACCCTTTATTGATTTACAAGGTGCAAAAGTAACACGCAGACGTACATTAAGCAGATTTCTTGATGCTGTAAACTTTCCTTCAAATGTTAATCCTTATGGCACACCTGATCCAGCATCAGAATTTCCAAAAGAGATTTATTTTATTGATAGAAAAGCTACAGAAACTAGAAATATTGTTACATTTGAAATGGTCACAAGTTTTGATTTGCATGGTGTAGGCGCACCAAAAAAATTAGTTACAAGGGATGACTTTGTAGGTGTTGGAACATTTGTTAATTTTTAACTATGGACTGGAAACAATCTTTCAAAGAATATGCAAAAGAACAAGCACCAAATGAAGCTTGTGGTTTGCTTGCTGTCATCAAAGGAAAAAAAACTTTTTGGCCTTGTAAAAATTTAGCTGAAGGAAAATTTGAGTTTTTTATGCTTGATCCTGATGACTGGGCAGAGTGCGAAGATACTGGAGAAGTTATTGGTGTAATTCATAGTCATCCCGTAGGTTCAGCAACACCTTCAGATACAGATAAAGCTGCCTGTGAACATTTAGGTTTTCCATATTATATTTACAGTATTTCTTTAGATCATTGGGAAATGATAGAACCATCAGATTGGAAAGCACCTACACTTATTGGGCGAAGGTTTATTTGGGGCAAATATGATTGCTGGTCTATCGTAACGGACTGGTTAAAAGAAAACAAAAACATAGATATTCCTTATTGGAAAAGACCAAAATCAATAAAAAAATTTGAAGAAAACCCAGAATTTGAATATGCTTTACCAAAACTAAAATTTCAAAAACAAGAAAAAACAGATAATTTAAAAATTGGTGATGTTTTATTGTTTTCTGGTTCAAAAAATAAGCTTAACCATGTTGCTGTTTATATTGGTGATAGTATGATATTAAATCATAATTTTAGGGCTTTGAGTTGCAGAGAGCCTTTGGATTTTGAATATCAGCAAACATTGAGACAGGTTTATAGATATGCAGCTTAAAAAAATTAAAGTTTACGGCAAACTTAGAAAATTTTTAGGTAAATCAACTTTTGAAGCTGCTGTAAATTCGCCACAACAAGCATATAATTTTTTAAAAGCTAATTTTACAGGTGTTGAAAAACACATGAGTGACCAAGTTTATAAAATAAAAATGGGCGGTAAAGTTGTAAGTCAAGATTTTTTAAATATGAAAGGTGAAGGAGAGATTCATATAATACCTGTTGCTTGCGGAGGCTTAAAAAGAGTTAAAAAGTTTGTTAAAGGGGTTGGTAATTTTTTTGGTGATGCTGTTGATTTTGTTGTTGATAATGCTTTAACTCTAGGTGCAGCTTTTTATACAGGTGGATGGAGTTATGTTGCTACAGCTGCTGGACTTTCTCTTGCCTCTGATCTTTTAACACCAGATCAGCCAACTACAAGTATTTCTGCTGTTGGTGACATAGATCCAAGCATAAGGGGATCTTATAGTTTTAGCGGCATCCAAAACGTTGCTAATAGTGGAGTTCCAATTCCCATAATATATGGGCTTGTTTTTAGTGGCTCAATTATAATAAGTGCAGGAACGGATTCCACAACAATAGTTAAAAAGATTTCCTAATGCCTAAATTAGTTGATGACCAATTATTTGGAACAGACAAAAAAGTT